GGATTCGCGATAGTGACTTTTTCACTCAACGTCAAATACCAATTCTTAGATTCTGCTTTCTCAATTACTAACATCATAAATGAATAGCGACGAGATGAATATGTAACAAAAAAGGGAGAGCGTGAGCCCTCCCAATTTTTCAAACTAATATGAAATCAAGAACAATTACAAATATACGTCAAATCTTTAGCGCAGTCACTACGCTTGCTTGTAATTTGTAAGGCGCTTCGGCTTCAATTGCTGACAAAGTCACTTCATAACCATTTGAATCGCCCATAGCAGTACCGCTATTCGCAACCATTGCAGTCACATCGCATCCGTATTCGTTACCTACTAACCAATACGCGTCGTTGTTATCACGTACGATAGTGTACGTGCGACCTTGAGCGAGAAGTTTCATCTCGTTGCGTTTGCTAGTAGACAAGCGACGCAATTTGAATGCTACGTCACATTGATTGAAAGTAGTACCATTCTCGACGCTCACGTTTGTAGTGTTTGTCAAAGAACCTGTACCTTTAGGCAATTCATACGTATAAACATCACCACTTACTACGGTGGTTGCAGTAACTTCGCCACTCGCAATAGTGAACTTTGAAGCATTCCACGAGATTAAGTGGATGCTCTTAATACCTCCGATTGCATCCTTGCAATCTAGAGCGAAACCTTGAGTGAGAAGACAGGGCATTGTTTATCAGATTAGAGGGTGAAAAATACAACTTCAGCAGGATAGGCAACTTGAACGCCGTAAGCAAAAGTAGTACGGAAACGAACCTCGTCGTTATCCTCAGAGTACCACAATTTGTATACTTCTTCTTCGTTAGCCAAGTCAGTACCTACAAAGAAGTTGCTCAAAGAACCAGCGACGATTTTGTTAGTACCACTCAAACCACCTACAGCAATCAACTTCATATTTGTGCCGGGGTAAACCATTTCCATCGCTTCACTTGCTTCTACTGCGTAGTGGAACAAATTAGCGTTCTTCAAGTTAACCAACATCAATTTGAAAGCATCAACACCGATGAAACAAACCAAGTCACTCTTAGTAGCAATACGAGCAGGAATGTTCGCATAAACTTGGTCTAAGATATCGTCGATGTTTGCGCTAGTGATTGAAGTGAAAGCAGTTGGGGCAGAGTTTGCCAAAGTTGGAGAAGCCGCGGCGATGATTTTGTTGAAACCATCGAAGCGATTCAAGTTAGGGTTTCCACTAGTAGTGTCACCTTGCCACATTGCGATTTCAATGTTCTCAGCGATAACAGCAGATTTTTCAGCACCTACTTGCTCTTCGAAAGGAATCATTGTAGGAGAACCTGCCATAATTTGAGTTTGCATCCACTTTGCTTCCAAAGTCTTAGGACACAAAGTCTCTTCAACTTTCACAGCACCAACGGTGATAGTACGTTGAGTGAAGGTAGTAGAACCACTTGGGTTGTAACCGCATCCATCGGCTTGGAAGAAAACGGTAGAGTTAAGCAAGTTCAAGGTAGCAGATGATTTCACACCTACTTGCACTTGACCTGCAGATTGCAAAGTTGAAGCGGTTTTTGAACCGAACAACGCTTTTACCAACAAGTCAGTAGACTGCTCATTGGTGTAGTTTGCGAGAGAAGATACAACGAATGCCATAGTATTTTTTTGTTTTTTGTTTGTTTATTTTTTTAATGCGTTTGCGAATTTCTTCAAGTTCTCAAATTGAGATTCTTGTTTGCTAGGAGCGTGTGGTTTCAAAGTAGGCTCTTCGCTAGGTAAGTCAATCATTTTCTCAACCAACTCAACTACTTTAGACATAGCCTCTTTGTGAGATACTCTTTCGTTTACAAGAGACTCAATAGACGCAGTCAATTGAGCAATCTTAGACTCAAGACTTTCTACTACTTCGTTGAAGTGAGATACGGTAGCGAACTCTTCGGCTTCAACTGAAATTTCTACTTCTGGAGTTTCCATCTCTGGCTTAACGATTTCAGTCACAACGCCATCAAGAGTAGTCACAAGAGTACCATCTTCGATTTCGTGTGTTGCGTCGGGTGCAGAAATATCGCCCTCAGCAGTCTCTACCATTACGATAGTACCTACTGACAACTCACCTTCCCATTTTACGATAGTACCATCTTTCAACATTGCTGTCTCGAAAGCGACACTTTTTTCTTCTTCAAATCCCAACAAAGTGCGGACTTGCTTCAAAGTTTCTTTTGCGTTCATCATAGTAAAATATATTTTGTTGTTTAGTGTTGCAATTTTAGTGACCATTCCATTGAGCAAGAACGCGCTTCAATTCTTCGATGACTTTCATCTCTTCGTCTACTTCGCTTACAAAGTCAAAGACGCCTTCGACGGAGAAACCTTTGAACTCGCCTGCTTTTACTTTTGCCCATACATCGTCATTGTCTATCAAGTAAGACACAAACCACGAGCCGTTCGCTACGTCTTCATATCCTTTTGGTGGCATCACACCTCTCTCTCTATCGACGATGAAAGATTCAAACAAAGACACGCCTTCTTCAATCGGTGTCTTGTGATGAGCGTTGACACTATCGTACTTGTTTGAGCGCGCCCACTTCTTCGCTATCTTAAAAATAGAATCCGCATCAAATACAACATAGTATTCACCACGAATAGCATCGCGTCGATAGATAGGCATATCAGCAACCATAGCAACTCCCGAAACAATTCTTTTTTCTTCATCTTGAATAGAGAACTTGCTCGCGTTTATTTTACGCTCAGTCCAACGTAGCATTTCTTCACCACCCCACAATAGATATGAGATAGTACCACACGCGTTCTCATCGTTCTCGTCATAGTATTCTTTTGCTCTAGAGAGATACGAGTATATACGTTGAATTGTGTCATCGCTAATAGGTTCGCCTTGCGCTAGTTGTTGACCTCTTACTTTGCCTACTTGCGTTGCGCATTTGTTGTTGTTTTCTTCATTCAAGCGTATACCTCTTTGAGCGTTTTCTTTTGCGCCTTCGGGATAGTCAGTATAAGACTCAAACGCTTGATTGAATGCTTGAAAATCTCTCTCGACTGCAGGTGCTTCGACAAGCGATACAAAGTCGATGCCTGTTTCGTCGTCAAACTCGTTGATGTCTAGTCGATAGATTGGTAGATTCATACTCATAAATAGCGTTTATTTGACAATAGATACTTTTTTGTTGTTTGAGACTTGTTGTTGTGTGCGAGTGATGTCACCTTCTAGAACGTATACTCGTTGTTGTTGAGTAAGTTGCTCGTTGCCTCCTTGTTGAAGAAGAGAAGAACTTGTTTGAGGTGCGCTCATTTGAGGCATTCCACCACCACTTTGTTGAGATGCTTGTTGAGAATTGAACTTTGTCGCTTTGATTTTTGCTACTTGTGCAAGACCAAAAGCACCTGCGATACCTGCTTGAATAAAAGGATATGCAGGAAGAACAGCCGTGATAGGTGAATCTTGCGCAGTCTTGAACGCGTTTTGTACACCTTCAATAGTTGACATAATAGTCGAAGCAATCTTCATCGCTTTCGAGAAATTGAACGCTCTCTTTTGTGACTCTTCGTCTTGACGTGCGAATGCGTTTGCTAGTTCTGCGCTCACATCAAAGAAGTCTTTTGCAAGTTGAATCAATTCACTATTGTACGCTTTTACTGCTATAGAGAATTTCTCTTGATTCGTGTATTTTGCGCGATAAGTACCTTCGTCAATCTTGACAATATTTGCGCCTAGATTCTTCTCTTCTTTTTCTTTCGTAGCAATACCTTTGCGAACGTCTTTCAACTCTTTGTCACGCAACTCTTGACGCTTGTAGTTGTAGATGTTCTCAAGTACTAGAAGTGCTTCTTGATTTTCTGCGTATTGCTTGCGAGCGTTTGCGTACCATTGTTGAATTGCTAGTATCTCTTTGTTTGCTTCGTCTGCTTGAAGCATTCTCAACTCTTGAGTCAACGAGCGTACTTCGTTTCTTCTCTCTTTTGCTCTATCGCTTGCTTCTTTTGCTCTATCTGCGTTGTACTTCTTCTCGTCTTCTGCAAGAATAGCAAGAGCATTCTTTGAATCTAGAATGATTTTGCCCCATTCTTTCTCTTTGTTCTTGCCATAGTTTGCTCGTGCTTGAGCGAGTTCGTTTTCAAGTTTCTCACGTTGCTTGATGAATGCACCTACTTCGTCACCTCGTGCTTTGAGAAGCGCAATCTCCCTGTCTAGTTGCTCGTTGTTCTTCTCTGTCGCTTTGTTGTATTTCTCAAGAGCGCGTTCACTTGCGCTTGTGATACCTACAAAGTCGGTGAATTGTTGTACGAGACCACCAATAAAATTTGCAAACGTCTTCAAGCCGGGAATCAAAGACATCACCGCATTCTTAATCTTGTCAAAGTTGGCGATGACAATAGGTAGAATAATCAACAAACCACCAAACGCAAGAGAAGTCATTTGACCTAGATTCTTGAACGCTTGTACTACCGTTCCTTTGATGTTCTTTGCAATCGCGGTGAATTGTTGTTGTATTTTGCCAAGTCCTTCTAGACCGTCAGCAAGAGCCATCGCGCCTTGAAGTTTGACCATCGTCTTTTGCAAGTCTTCACTCTCGCTACCAAAGAGAGCCATTGCACCTTGCGCCGCTTGAAAGCCACGAGCGACACCTTGAACGATTGTTTGTACTTGAGCGAACTTGTCGGGATTGACTGCTGACACACGGTCATTGAAGTCCTCCATTCTATCGCGAAGTTGCGCAAGTCGCTTCTCTGCTTCTACTGCTTCTGGCGAGAATTCACCAAACGTTCGTACTGCTTCTTGTGCTTCTATTGTTGCTTGACGAATCTCGCCTTTGAAGCCTTTCAGATTCGATTTGACTTCGAGTTCTACCGTTGATTTGATTGCCATTATTTTTCTGCTATTATGAAGTAGTCAACACCATCAGTTTCAAAGATGTGTGATGCCCATTGGTTATTAATTATATGTGTATCTCCTCCGTCAATCTTTGCCGTTCCTGTTGTGTCAATCGTTACGCTATGTGATGAGGCGAGTTTTTTGAATGCAAATTGTTTGCCACTTAAACCACTAGGGTCTGGTAAAGTGATTGTGATTGGGGCTGTCGTTGTGTCACACAAAAACAATCTATCGTCTTTTGTTGCTGTTGTGTTTGTCGTGATTGTCTTAACAGAACCACCACTCAAGAAATTAGGGTACATCTCGTAGTTGCCTACGTACAACGTGTCAGGCTTAGTCACTTGAAAGTCATCACAAACTATCGCCATTGAATTATCAGCGCCCTCTAAGAAAGAAGTGTTCACACTTGCGAACGCGCTTGAGTTGTCGTTGTTTGACGATTGTACGATGTTATCACCTACGAAGACACCACTACCTCCGTTTGACGTACCTACTGAGACGCCTTTGATGCCGGGCTTCAATGGTATACTTCCACCGGGGTAGATGTCACCATACGTCTCACCTTGTTGCCCTTGCCCTGTACCTGCACCGATTGTCTTTTGAGTGATTGTTGCGGGTTGTATAAATTGAGCAAGCAAGAACTCGCACAAGTATACACTATCTCCGTTAGGGTCGTAGTCTTCTATTTTGTTCAAACGCCAGTACTGACCTTCAAAGAAATAAGCGTCGCTAAAAGACAAGTTTAAGTAGTCTTTCGTAGTGATGCGAAAATACGCTCTCAAAATCTTCGAGTTCTTCGACGTGATTTCAGTCAAGAAGCGATAGTAGTACGTATTTACAAGATTCGCGTTTGTGTATTTGTAGCCTGCGCCTAGACCTATCTC